GCTTAACTTCGCTTCGCAAATCAGACTCAGATTTTTCATACACAACCCCGTTATGGATAGCCAAATTGATGTCGTCTATTGTATCGGGTTTGTTTTGTGTCGGTAATATAACATTACTTTGGCGAATCTGTGCCGCCAAAATTCGAGCAATTTTGTGCTGAATCATGTTTTACCAATGTTCATTTTGCTGCGCTGGTTGCCTCCGCCTCCACCAGTGTCTTGCGGACTAGAACCAGCAATCGGGTCAATTTTAGCCGTCTTTGCGCCAACTGGCACATTTGTTTTGGAAATGTTCATCGGGTCAATTGCAGGTAATTCATCCCCGCCATCGACCTTGGGCATATTCAGATATTCACGCGCTTCATTGGGCGTAAAGATGCCAGCAGCCACACCAGCCGTCACAAAATTCATTTGATCCAGCGATGCGCCTTTCAGAAAATCCTTAGTGTCAAAACGGATGGACAAATTGGGATAGCCGTTAAGCAAGCCCTTTTTGAACTTCTGCTCGATGTTGATAATCATCGGATACATCGTGGTTTTGTAGAACTCGTCCAACAATGTCTGCGTGTTGTTGAATTTCCCAACAGAAAGGCCAAGCATTTGAGGCGGTACACCGAACAGCGCACAAATCCGATTGGTGGTTTGTTCTTTCAACTTGGCGGCATCAGCATCTTGAAGCGTCAACATCTTGACCGTTTCAAAGGTCATACCCTGATCCAGCATCACCGCTTGACCCGGCTTTGAAAGATCGGTGGATTTGCTGCCAGTCATGCTTGCCCAGGCTTCTTTCAGACGGGCTGCGATTTCCTTGTATTTGGCATCGGGAATCACTTGCTCAGTGCGGAACAGGCCAGAAGGCTTTGCTCCGTTTTGCATGACATAGTTGGCATAAAGATCGATGTCGGTATCCAAGGCGACAAGTTCTGTCGCCAAAATGCCTTTGTTAAAACCTGCCGAGCCTTGCCAAGGCGATTCCGTTGTGTGGATCACTTGATAATATGAAAGCGGCTCATCCTTATTGAAGCCATAAGTCGGGGTGCTGACCCGATAGGTCGGATAACGGGTTTCGCTGGACTGCACAGTGATAAGCGTTGCGTCCAAGATATACATTTCCATTGGCGTTTGCAATGGGTCTTTTTGATTCTTGCGGTACAGCAGCGTGAAAACTTCACCAGCCAGTTCATACCACATGACAAATTGCGCCCAGAATTCGTATTGATTCTGAAAATTGTTGGGGTCTTGGAACAGCGAAACAATCTGTTTGGCCTTGTTTTTATCCCGAGCGCCGATCTTTTCAGACTCAAGCGCATCCTCAAACACGCCATCGTCAGTTTTATACATCACCCGCAAATTGCATTGCGCCAGCGAACGAGCCTTCAAGTTCACGCACGACATGATGGTGGAGTTGCGCGACAGCACCGACATATCCACAATCCGACCTGCATTGGTCGTGCTGGATGTCGTGACGTAAAGAAGCTGGAAATTCGCGCCAGTCTGCCCATTCTGGTTTTGACGCAGAATTTGGTTACCCAATTGGGTCTGACCGAACAGCGTATTGTTTTCTTTGGCGGCTTTTTTGCCTTTGAAAATGTCCAGAATTCCCATTTTTTTCTCCAATTTGCTGACGGATTATCGCTTAAAACATACGAAAACCATAACTATTTGATACAAATGGGTTATCTAGGTGGCAATGGATCGCCATAATCATGGCAATCACGCCGTCAACCTTAGCGGATGGATCGGCTTCGTTCTTTCTGACCTTTACGTTTCCATTCACGTCCGTGTAAACCTCACAATTCCCAAGCTGCCAACCAACAAAAGGGTTCCCATTGTGAGCAATGCAGTTCTTCATGATTAGCTGCTCAGTGGTTTTGGACGGATTGGACAATGCCGCCATTCCCTGTCCAACCTTCTTCACCGGCAAACCTTTGTTATAGAGATTAGCGACCAGGGTGGCGGCGTTGTAAGCGTCATACCCGATTTCTTTGATTTCGTATTTGTCGGCTTGTTGGCAAATGTAGGCTTCGACCTCATTGAGATCGGTCACATTTCCCTGGGTCAGCTTCAGGATGCCTGACTTCACCGCCTCGCTGAAGATGCTGCGGTAATGATTGGGCACGAATTCAATGGAATCTTCCGGCAGGAAAAACTGAAATTCTGCCTGGAATTCTTCTTCGCCATAACGGTGCAAGGTGCAAACGGCATTCAAGTCTCGGCTGTGCGCCAAGTCAAACGCAATAAATGAAGCCTCGATTTCTTTTTCTGGCGGCTTACTTGGCGATTCGTCCCAATACTTGCGGTCAATCCAGGCTGAATTCGCGCTGACGTAGACATTGAGTGTCTTGCACAAAAACTCATTCAGCGCGGCAGGTTTGTTGGCGGCTTCTTCGGATCGTTGGGCGATGGCATCATCAAAAACCGAAATCCCATGCATGGGGTTGGCTTTTTTCCAGACCTGCGGGTCACGCCAATCATCTTGCGCTTCCAAAGAATAAAGCAACCCGAACCATCGCGGGTTATCCTTTGCCTCACCAGACAGCATTGCCCGGAGCAAATTCATGTCCTCATAGAACTTGGTTTCCTTGGTGAAGCTGGCAGTCGTGATGTAAATCCGCAAAGGATTGGCTCGCGCCACCATCCCAGAGTGTAGAACTTCAATGGAATTACGGTCAGTGATTTGCGCTGCTTCATCAATAATGACACAGGACGGATTTTTACCGTCACCCGTCTTTTTGGTATCCCGGCTCAAAGCCTTGAAGATTGATTGCGAATCGCCGACCTTTTTGACTTCGTATTTGCTCACATAGAACATGGATGACAACTCGGGCGGCATGGCCTCAATAAAGCCTTTAGACGCATCAAAAACGATTGTGGCCTGTTCCCTATTGGTTGCCAGCGTGAAAACCTCTGCGCCCACTTCACCGCAAAGCAGTTCATAAAGCGCGATGATGGCGGTCAGGGTGGACTTGCCAGCCTTGCGCGGGATGAACAGAATCACATCCGTCACCATTCGACGGCTGGTGTCTTTCTTCGACCTGAAACCATAGATGGCGCAAATGAACATGATCTGGAACGGCTCCAGAATGATTGGCTTGCCAGCATCCGGCCCTTTGGTGTGTTTCAGGGACGCAGCAAAGTCAAGAACGTGTTGAGCGTAGTCCGGGTCGAATATCCATTCCCATTCCTTGTTTTCGGCTTGGTTGATAAACCGCTGACAGGCGAGTTGGACATTCCGGCAGACGTTAATTTCACCCTTGCAGACTTGGTGAGCGTATGCAAAACCGTCTTGCCAGTTCATCCTTTTGGCCCACGCAGGAATTTAGCCACACTGGAATCTTCTTCGGGTTTGCTGTGCTTTAAACGGCTTTTAGGTGTTAACCCTAATTCGTTCATCAGCGCCAAAGCGTTTTTCATGGCTTGCGTGGCAATGTTAATCGCCGGGTTTTGCACCATTGTTTTTCCGCCATTGATGTAAATCACCAAATCTTCTCGAAATTGAATATCACGGGCGTTTACATAAAGCTGGAAGGCATCAGCCAACATGGTCAAAGTATGCCGATCTTGATTTGATCCCAAGCCATAAACATCAAACAAGTAATCGGACGTTTCTTTAATGAACCGTTCGCGGTCAAACGCAGTTCCGTCATGCAGCCATTCAGCAAACGGGATTCTCGACTTCACATTGTCAGGCAACAGTGCGCCCATGTTTTGACCTTTCGTGCCTTTGACCAAGTGCATTTCTGGCGGTAATTTGTGAGCAATCATTTTTTTTGTCCTTTCGTGTTTAGGGAATTCAACCCTTGGGGGGCCAAAAGTCATTTTGCAGAAATTTTGGAACCGCGCTTGCTTGTTTGGGCCTCGAAAATTTTTAAGTTTCTCGATTTTTTGCTTAATTTTTAGGCAGTTTCGACCATTTTTGAGGGCGCGGATGTGATTCGTTGCCAGTCTGCGACTTCGTAATCGGTTGTTGCTTCGGGCGTGTAGTGTCTGAAGATGCCTTGACGTTCCAGTGATGTCTTGTGACTGTGACAAGGCGAGCAAAGTGATTGGAATACATTGTTGAAGAAAGCGTGTTTGCCTATTGCTGACCACTTGAATAGGTGATCGACGTGTTCCGCTTGCACTATGCGACCTTG